GAGGTTATGCGTTTGAGACATTTAGTTTTAAGGTAAATGAAATGGAACTACCTGAAATCATTGGGGATTTATATGACCCTTTGGAAAACTAAATTATGAAAAATTACTTATCGGATATATATAAAAAGCATCAAGTATGGATTGACATTGTTTGCTCCTTTGGCTGTAATAAAGAAACAGCAGAAGATATTACACAAGAAATGTACATCAAAATTCAAAAAAGAATAAACAAAGGATTAGATATTGATTTTGGAGATGACTATAATTATTACTATATTTTTAAGACATTAAAATCTTTGTTCCTTGATTTAAAACGCAAAGAGGCTAAAGTCAATACGTTATCTATAGACAATATGAGGGATTTTTTAGCAGACTTTGATGCAGCTAATTATGAAGAAGTCTATGCTACAATACAAAACGAACTAAACAATATGTATTGGTATGATAAAAAGATATTCGAGATCATAGAAGGTGGCGAAAGTATTGCACAACTTTCAAGAAAGTCTGGCATACCTTACTACTCACTTTATAATACTTATAAGAAAGTAAAAGAAAAACTAAAAAAATTATTATGACAATAGAAATTCCTAAACAACTTAAATTAAAATGTTGGAATTATTTGAAAAATAATAATATGGGTAACAGACATTCTGCTAATGGAAATAAAGAAGAACAGTTTGTAGGTTTGATTGGAGAAGTATTAACTAAAAAAATATTTAAGAAAAAGCATACGTTTGAAAATGGTTTTGATGGTGGCTATGATTTCATACATCGCACAAACAAAATTGATGTAAAAACTATGGGAAGGACAGTAGATGTTAAAGATTATTTTGTACATAATTTTATAGCCTTTCAAGAAACTTATGATTGTGATATATATATATTTAACAGCTTAAATAAAAAAACAAATAACCTTAATATATGTGGATGGATTACAAAAACAGATTTATTTAAGAACGCAATATTTTATAAGAAAGGTACAATAAGAAAAAGAAGTAACGATACGTCTTTTAAAATGAAAACCGATACTTATGAAATAAGAAACGATTTATTAACTGACATACAAGAATTATTATGAAATTAGGAGATTTATTAGAAAAAATAATAAGCATAATAACTATAGGTCAAGGCAAACGTATAGCTAAATACATTGCAAAGAAATTAGGTAAAGAAGATTGTGGATGTGATGAAAGACGTGATTCTTTAAATAAGATAAAAATAAAAAGATGGTAAAATTTAATAAATATGATTTCAAAGACTGGGAAAAATTTAGGCTTTCAAAAAAATCAACTATTAGTCGTGAAGAATTTAAAATGGTATGTCAGTTCCACGCAACCTATTACGATCATAAATACTTCGAACCTTGTACCTGTAACCCCAAACTAATAAATAAATGGATTAGTGAATTAAATATTGTTTGGAACAATGGGAATTGAAACAATAAAAAAGTTTGAAAAAGTATTAGTTGCTTTCTTAAATATGGATGGCTGGGATTTAGAATGGACTGGAGATGGTTTTAAACATTATGACGCTTGTGGATTCACAAAAAAAGGAAATCCTTGTGTTATAGAAATGAAATTTAGAAACAAATACTATGAAGAAAAAATGTTAGAAAAATATAAATATGATGCATTAATGAAAATGGATAAAAAAGTAGTAAAGCTATATTTCGTTAATGACCCTAAAGGTAATTATCTATATTGGTTAAATGCATTAGAACTTCCAGAACCAGTAGATATGTACTGTCCAGATACTACACTATGGACTAAAAAAAGATTACTCAAACCTGTTTACTTACTCAAGGAAAATCAAGCCACAAGAATAAATTTAAATTAAAATATAATGTATGCACGTCTACTGCACACATACGTTTTACTTTCGTAAATGAAATAAATGTTTAACCTTTAATTTTTAATTTATGACTTTTAAAATGACCCCAAGCAACACTTTTAAGGATGACCTAAAAGAAAATCCTAAAGCTGCAATGTATATGCTTAAATCTTTTGTTTATGTTTTAAACACTAAACGTAATGATAAGTATTTAGATTTATGTAGAAAATACTTTGCATTTAAGAAAAATGAATCTGCTGACAATATGCTTACACTTATAGAGTTTCAGCAAAGGTTATTTAAACCTATACTATCAGAAATGATAAAACTTAAAAACAGTAAGCGTCAAGTTGAGTAGACTCGAATATCTATAAAACTTGTAACCTTACAAACGTATAATCGGAATGGATTAAAACCAATTCGAGAAAGCGTAAAGAGTTGAAGTGATATAAACTATGTTTTAGGTGCAACTAAAATATGTAATTCTGACGTGTTTTACAACTCTTATAAACCAGTCTTGTCGAGAAGGCTGGTTTTTTTTATTAAGTATTTTGTTTATATCGTTTAATTAACTATTTTTAAAAAATGATATTGTTAATAGACGCAGACAGCTTAATCTTCGCAAGTTGTTACAGAACAAGAGATGAAGAAAACCAAGACCCTTACTATAGAGACATAGAAGATTCTATTGTAAAGTTTGATGAACAGTTTATGAAGATTGTAAATGATTTAGAAGAACAATACGAAATAGACAAAGTGATTACATTTAATGGAAGCAAAGGAAACTTTAGAAAAATACTAACACCAGTATATAAAGCAAACAGAAAAAAACAAGAGTTACCTCCATTACTACACGATATGCACCAATACGTTAAAGATACATACGACAGTAAATTTGTATATGGATTAGAAACTGATGATCTTGTAGCTAAATACTGGCAAACACTATCAAATGAATTTGGAAGGGATAATGTAATGATTGTAAGCATAGATAAGGACTATAAACAATTTCCCTGCTTAATGTATAACTATCACTATAAAACAAGAAAGGTATTAGACATAAGTGAAGAAGAAGCATTATACAACTTCTACGAACAAATGATAGTAGGAGATACAGCAGATAACGTAAACTACTTTAGAGGCAAAGGTAAAAAGTTTGCAGAAAAATATTTTCAAGATTGCAAAAGTAAATATCAATACACTAAAAGACTATACGAATTATTTAAACAAGAATACAAAGGTAAGGCAAGACAGAAATACGCAGAATGTTATAACCTATTAAAATTAAGAAATGATTAAAGAAAACAAATGGTTTGTTCAAAACGAGATAGCAGAAAAAGTAATAGAGCTATCAGGTATTAATATATTTGAAAGATCAAGAAAAAGGGAAATAGTAGAAATGAGATCGTTATTCTTCTACATATTAAAAAACAAATTAGATATGGGATTGACTGAAATGTCAAGATACTTTGAAGATAGTGCTTCAAGTATAAACCACGCAACTATTATATGGGCATTAAAAAACTATGAACTATATAAGTCTACAAATAAAAGAATACAAGAAATAGAAGAAATGATTATTCTAAAAACTTCTATGAATATAAAAGGAATAAACAGGGAAACTTATTTAGAACTTAAATGTAAAGAACTTGAAGCAGAAATAGAAAGACTAAATACAAAACCAAATGAATCTAAAATAATAGATTTAATAAATCAAGTTCCAAAAGCAAGAGAAGGAGAATTTATTACAAGAATGGAATTAATGATTAAGGGGTGGGAATGGCAGTATAGAGATAGCACAACAGCTTATGCAGGGGAATAAACTAAAAGAACAATCCTTATTAAAAGTTCAATCTAAAATATGGGAACAAAAAAGATTGATAAAAGAATTAGAAGATGACATTGAAAAAGATAATGACATTGAATTTGAAATAGTAGAATTACAATTTAACAATGCTATTAATCAATTAGATATATACGAATACATAAAAAAAGCAATACAGAATTATGACTAAACAAGAATTTGAAGAAACAAAAAAATATCTATTAGACATCTGTCAACAAATAATGGATGTTAAACAACCTGAATACACACAAAAGAATTTAGATATACTACACAATTTTAAATGTTCTGCTGAATTTATAGGTATAGAACCTATGGAGGTATGGGCTGTATTTTTTAATAAACACATACAATCAATACTTGCACACGCAGGAGACCCTACTATGCATCAAGCAGAACCATTAGAAACAAGATATGCAGATGCTATTAACTATTTATTATTAGGCTTTAGCTTATTACAAGACAGACCAAAAAAAGACATAATATCAGGAACAGAATGATATACAATCAAGATTGTTTAGAAGCGATGAAAGATATGCCTGATTATAGTATAGATGCTATTATAACAGATCCTCCTTATGGAACTACAGCTTGTAAATGGGATAGCGTAATTGACTTTAAATTGATGTGGGAACAACTAAATAGAATTATTAAACCTAATGGTGCAACAGTTTTATTTGGAAGTGAGCCTTTTAGTTCTGCTTTGAGGATGAGTAATATTAAGAATTATAAGTATGATTGGATATGGATTAAAAACAGACCTACAGGAACTATGTTGGCAAAAAGACAACCTATGAGAAATGTAGAGAATATTTTAGTTTTCTATAAATCACAACCTAAATATAATAGGCAAATGATAAAAAGAACACCAGAAGAATTTAAAAAATATTATAGGAAAAATAATTCTGAATCTAAAAATGGCGAACAAATGAGATACAGAAAAAACCCTTTAATAAGACAAAGCAAAGATAGGCAATGGTATAAACCTCCAATTCAAACTTTATATTATAATTCTGATTCAAAAAGGAATGGTAAAAGTCATCCAACACAAAAACCAGTTGCATTAATGGAATACCTAATAAAAACATACACTAACGAAAACGAAACTGTATTAGATTTTACAATGGGTTCTGGAACTACAGGCGTGGCTTGTTTAAATACAAATAGAAAATTTATAGGAATTGAAAATAACAAAGAATACTTTGAAGTAGCAAAGAAACGAATAGAACAACATAAACAACAAATAAGAATGTTTTGAAAGAACTAATACAAGACATAGTTATCAATGATATTGATGATGTGGGAAATGAAAACAAAAGAACACTTATAAGACATCGTATTAAATATCTTACTAATAAAGACATAGATGAATTAGCTCTTTACACAGAGGATATGTATAATAAAGTTTTACAAAAAGAAGAAGCGTGAAAATATACAATAGAGATTGTTTAGAAGCTATGAAAGATATGTCAGATAATCAGTTTGACTTGGCTATTGTTGACCCTCCTTATATGGATGTTTTTGTAACAGATAATTGGATAGGCACATCAGCAAAACAAAAATCTTACAAGAACAGGCAAGACACATTAACAAATAAAAAACCAACCGAAAATTATTTTAAAGAATTGATTAGGGTAAGCAAAAATCAAATTATATGGGGAGGTAATTATTTTAATTTACCTATAAGTAGGGGTTGGGTTTTTTGGTTAAAGGGTATGCAAGATAACTATTTTAGCGATGGAGAGTTAGCTTGGACATCTTTTGACAGAGTTTTAAAATGTTTTAATTTTATGTGGAGTGGAATGTTGCAAGGAGATATGAAAAACAAAGAAATTAAAATACATCCAACACAAAAACCAGTTAAACTTTATGAATGGTTATTAATGAATTATGCAAAAGAGGGAAACACAATATTAGATACACATTTAGGTAGTGGCTCAATAGCAATAGCTTGTCATAATTTAGGTTTCGATCTAACAGGATATGAAATAGACAAAGAATACTATGAAGCTGCAGTAAAAAGAATACAACAACATAAGGCACAAAAAAGATTATTTTAAAATAAGTTAAAAATTACGTTATATAGATATATAGAATTAATTAATTAATATTTTATTAATTGTGGATAATAGAAAAAACAATGGAGGACATTCGACAAAAGGCTTTGCAGGGAGACCTAAAAAAGCAGACGAACTAAAGCTGATTGAAAAACTTGATGCCTTAATAGATAATGATGAAGTAATTAAAACTTTAGGTAAACAAATACTAAAAGGAGACAGTAGAGCTATGAATCTATATTTCGGTTATAGATATGGCAAACCTAAAGAATCTGTAGACATATCTTCAAGTGATGGCTTTAACGTAAACTTTAGAGACCTAATCAAATTTAAGTGATTGAAATAAATAAAAAGTATGCTCCTATTGCTGAATCAGATGGGAGGTACTTTATTGTAACTGGAGGACGTGGGTCTGGTAAATCATTCTCCATAAACCTCTTATTAGTTCTTTTAACTTATGAAGCTGGGCATACTATACTGTTTACTCGTTACACTTTATCTTCTACTTATATTTCTATTATCCCTGAATTTATTGAAAAACTTGAACTGCTTAAAATCTTTGATGACTTTCATATCACAAAAGATGAAATAAGAAATAAGCGTTCTGGGAGCAAGATAATCTTTAAGGGTATTAAAACATCATCTGGAGATCAAACAGCTAATCTAAAGTCATTACAAGGCGTTACAACGTTTGTATTAGACGAAGCAGAAGAACTTACTAATGAAGATACATTTGACAAGATAGATTTATCAGTAAGGCAACAAGGCAAACATAATAGAGTAATACTAATACTAAATCCTACAACTAAAGAACATTGGATATACAAAAGATTCTTTGAAGATAAAGGAATACAAGAAGGCACAAATGAATCAAAAGATAATATCACTTACATACACACTACCTATTTAGACAACTTAAAGAACCTATCAGAAAGTTATATAAACCAAATAGAGAACATTAAACAACGTAGACCTGAAAAATATAAACATCAAATGCTTGGAGGGTGGCTTAATAAAGCAGAGGGTGTTATATTAACTAACTGGTCAATAGGAGAATTTAAAAAAGTGGGCGTTAGTGTATTTGGTCAAGACTTTGGATTTAATGACCCTAACACATTAGTAGAAACTAATATAGATACAACAAGAAAGATTATTTATTTAAAAGAATGTTTTTACTTAAATGGTTTAACAACAACAGAAATAGCACGTTTGAATATGAAACACGCTACAGACAATTTAATAATTGGAGATGCAGCAGAAAAAAGACTGATCTATGAATTAAAACAAAAAGGGTGTAATATAGTTTCTTCAATTAAAGGAGCTGGTTCTATAACTTATGGAATATCATTATTACAAGACTATGATTTAATAGTAGATGAACAAAGCATAAACTTAATCAAAGAACTAAACAACTATAGTTGGCTTGAGAAGAAATCTAACACACCAATAGATAAACATAACCATCTTATTGATGCAATTAGATATGCAGTAAGTTACCAGCTTCAAAATCCTAATAGGGGAAAATATTATATACAATGATATGGAATGTAAAAAATGTAAACAGACAATGACAATATATTCAGGTAAAGACAATAAGGACTACTACTACTGTAGGGAGTGTGACATTATAGAGTTTGAATAAACTTTATTAACTTTTTTGTTGATTATATTAAAAATAGTTGTATATTGCAGTATAATTGCAATGAAGCAGTTATATAAACAAAACAAAATGAAAAAGAACTTAATATTTTACAAACACAAATTGTTTCAATACACAGATGATAGAGATGAAACTTGGTATGAACTTGTATGGTTCAAAGATTATGGAACTAAAAAACAAGAAATACAATACAAAAGTTTTAATACTGTAAAACAAGCAGAGAAATTTATTAAATTTCAAGAAAACTTAATTAACTAAAAACAACAGGGAGTGTAAAAGCTCCCTTTTTAATACTTAACAAATGGCAGTAAATAAAATAAAATTAGAAGATAAGTTTAAAATTATAGATGTTGAAACAACTTTAAAAATGTTAATACAACACGGAGATTTAAAACCACATCACAAAGACTGGGCATTAACATCTTATAAAAACATTTTAGACTTTAAACATCAAAACGATATACTATGAAAAAAAGACAATACAGATCTAATCAAGGACGAAATCCAAAAAAGGATGAAACAATGTTTAACACAATTAAGGTAGCATTTATATTATTAATAATTGCAACATTAATTAATTTAATTTTAAAATAATGAAATACTATTACGAAGATAACGGAAACAGAAGATATTACATTGCAAAGAAAATATCTAAAAAACAAAACAAAGAAACATTTTTAAAGATTGCAGGTTATGCAGCTATTGGCTGGGCAGTATTTTATATTGCATTGTTTTTTTTCTTACATTTGTTAGAAATGGCAGTATGAGAAACAAAATACAGAACATACAAGATTTAGAATACAGCAACAATCAAATATTAATTGGAGAACTAATTAAAAAGTGGTTAAAGGCAAAACCTAAAAACAAAGAGGTTCTAAAATTAAGAGATGCGTTTATTGATAATTCAATTTACGTTGCAGGTTTACAAAATGATCTTACAGCTTCTAAAATGGCTAATAGTGAATATAGAGAAAGAATGAACGAAGCCTTGTATGATTTAGAATTAATAAAAGAAGAAAATAAATATTATAGTGAGTGACTATATAATTGAGTTGTTTTGTTTGGAAAAAGGGTGTTAGAAATAGCACCTTTTTTTTTATACTAAAATCCTACTTTAATTACGTTATATAAGTATGAAAGCTAATATAAACGTTCCTAACGAACTTAATGAGATTACACTAAAGCAATATCAAAGGTTCTTAAAAGCTCAAGACAAAGCAAAGGATAATAACTTTATACAGACTAAAATGATAGAGATATTTTGTAGGGTAAAACCTCAAGATGCTCTTAACATAAGATTGTCAGATGCAGAACGTATTACAAGAATAATATCAGATATGTTTGAACAGAAACCTGATTTAGTACAGTCCTTCTGGCTTAACAATGTAGAGTATGGTTTTGTTCCTGATCTTGATGAAATTACATTAGGAGAATATATTGACCTTGACACTTATATGGGAGACTGGGATAATATAGAAATAGCAATGAATGTCTTATACAGACCTATCAAACAAAAACTGGGAAACAAGTATTTAATAGAGGACTATGACCCTGATAAAAAAGACAGAATTACTACAATGCCTATGGATGCTGTATTCGGTTCTATACTTTTTTTTTATCGTTTAGGGATAGAATTATCGAAAACTATGATGAATTATTTGGAGAACAAGGAGGAGAAACAACTTCTGGACGTGCTGGATTTGCAAAAAAGTGGGGATGGTATTCGAGCCTTTACGGACTCGCTGGAGGAGATATTACAAGATTTGAAGATATCACAAAATTAGAAATGCATAAATGTTTAATGATGTTAGCATTTATGAAAGACAAAAACGAATTAGAATCGAAACAAATAAAAAGTAAGTTTAAATGAGCCAACAAGGAATAAGGGGATTTTACCAATTAACTGAAACAATAAAAGACCAGCTTTTAGCTGACATAAATTGTAATACAGTAACTACAGGAGACCTATATGATGTTAACCTTAACAAGCAAGACATATTCCCTCTTGCTCACATTATAGTCAACAACGTAACACAAGAAGAACAAACACTTACGTTTAACATAAGCATTCTTGCAATGGATATTGTAGATCAATCTAAATTACCAACAGAAGATAGGTTTATAGGAAACAATAATGAACAAGATATACTTAACACACAATTAGCAGTATTAAATAAAGTAATACAAGTTTTAAGAATGGGTACTTTATACAAAGACCAATATCAATTAGATAGTCCTGTAAATTGTGAACCATTTTATGATAGGTTTGAAAACCAATTAGCAGGATGGACTGCGACAATGGATATTGTAATTTATAACGACATAAGAATCTGTTAATGAACTTTGAAAATATAAATAAGGCTCTTAATGATTTTGGAAGGTATGTTGTGCAACAAGCCAGAACAAGACTGACTAAAAACAAACAAGGGGGAGGAGCATTATATGAATCAATAAGATACACATTAGATGAAGAACAAAAAGGATTTATACTTGACTTCTATATGGAAGATTACGGTATATTCCAAGATCAAGGTGTTAAGGGTGCTAATCCTACATTAATAAAAGGAGGCAGACAAAAAGCTCCTAACAGTAAGTTTAGTTATAAGCAAAAGATGCCACCAATGCAACCTTTAAGAGACTGGGCTCAAAGAAAGAATATAAGATTTAGAGATAAAGAAGGTAAATTTAAAAAAGGAAGTTATAAGAGTATGGCATTTGTATTACAGAGAAGTATATACGCACAAGGGTTTAAACCTACATACTTTTTTACTAAACCATTTGAAGCAGCTTTTAAAAGACTGCCAGAAGAATTAGTAAATGACTTTATATTAGATATAGAAAAAGGAATAATATTAGGAACAAAAAAATAAACAATGGCAGCAATAGCATTAAGAAGTCCACAATATAAATCAGCAACAGCAGATACAGGAAGCCCAAATTCTGCTAAACTAACTATTAGTATTGATGGAACTATACAATATACATTAGTAAAAGGAACATCTTTAAACAAAACAATGCTTTGGGAAATAGCAGAATTATGTAGGGATTTTATTGATATTACTTTTAATGGAACTTATAGTGCTGAAACGTTAGCAATTATATCTACATTAACATCACACGCATCTACAGATGGAACTGGAACTGCATTGACAACAGATACGTTTACTGATATAGGCTATGATGCTTATGGAACTTTTATGGAGGGTTCAAATCCTGTTGTTCCTTTTGGTTCACGCCCTACTTGGCTTGTAAGTCCTGACCCTAACGGAACTACAAACAATGAATATTATATTTATGTTCCTAATAATGAAGGAGGATATATTCCTTATATAACAGTTTTAGAGCAATTAGGCTATCAAGTATATTCAACAACTGCTACCGAAATAGTAGGAAGTCCTGCAGGAACTAAAATGAATATAGTAAGAGTTGATTGTACAAAATATGGAGATGGTCATAAAATTACATTTGTAAATAAATATGGTGCATTACAAGACATTTGGTTTTTCTTAAAATCTGTAAATACCACAAATAAAAAACAAGAGAAATTTCAAAGAAATATAATTAGTTCAACTGGAACTTATGATGAAAATGTACATACCAAACAAGACTACAATACAATAGCTAATACAAGCATAACATTAAGTTCTGGTTATTATCCTGAATGGTGCAATCAATGGTTTGAAGAATTAATGCTGTCAGAACAGGTTTGGCTTACAAGAACAAAACCATTTAATCCAAGTCAAGATGAAGTAGTCCCTGTTAATGTTAAAAAAAACAATTTAGTAAAAAAGACTTCACTAAACGACAAACTAATAGAATACACTTTTGATTTTGATATGTCATTTGATTACATAAACAACATTAGATAATGCAGAAACTACAACTATATATTGATAATGACCCTGACATAAATGTAATAAATTATATAAGAATTGATCTATTTAAAGATGAACAGGTTTCCTTTAATCAATCAATACAAAACATAAAAGACCCTGCAAAGATATTTACTGAATTTACTAAAACGTTTACAGTTCCAGCTTCAAAAACTAATAATCAAGTATTTGAACATTATTATAATTTTAATATAGTAAACCCTAATGATTTTACTAAAAGTGCTTTTGATGCAAGAAATAAAAGAGATGCAAAAATAGAATTAAACAATGTAGCTTTTAAACAAGGTTATATAAGACTTGATGGTGTAGACTTAAAACTAAATAAACCCTATGCCTATCGTATTACTTTCTTTGGTCAAACAGTAAACATAAAAGACATATTAGGAGATGACAAACTTGGTGCGTTAAGTGATTTAGACCAATATAATTTAAACTATGATGCAACAAATATAAAAGCAAAATTACAAAATACAAGTAACGCTATATTATGTCCTTTAATAACATCAGGAGCAAGTGGAACAATATCAAGATTATATTACGATTCACAAACACACGGTACTGACAATGGTAATTTATATTGGCATACAGGAGGAGGTACTAATTCAAATGGTGTGTACTGGAAAGATTTAAAATATGCCATAAGATTATATGAAATAATAGAAGCTATTACAGTCAATTATCCTTCTTTAGTTTTTACAGATGACTTTTTTAGTACAAGTAATGCAGAGTTTTACAATCTACATATGTGGTTACATAGAAAAAAAGGATTAGTGCAACCTGCTGAACAAGTTACTACATTTCCTACTTTAGTAGATACATTCCCTTTGTCAACAATTACCTTTAAAACTACTAACGTAACTGGTTCTGGTATAATAATTAATCAAGGTTATTTACCTACTATACTACAACAATTAACATTAGAAACATCTTCAACAGAACCTTATGATGTGATAATAAATCGTAATGGTACAGTATGGGCATCATTCACACAACAAACAGGAGACAATACTTACGACCCTGCAGATATGGGCTTTATGGATGCTGCCGTTTATACAGTTATAATAAGAGTAAGTGCTAATATAACCTTCTCAAAAATAGAATGGGATTTTGCAGGTTTTGCAGATGGCTCTGGATGGAACGATACATACGATACAGGTTCATTTAGTGCTACTGCTACACTTCAATTCATAATTACTGAACAAATACCTGATATAAAAATATTAGACTTTCTTACAGGTTTATTTAAGATGTTTAATTTAACAGCTTATTATGTTAGTGATGCACAAGATGCAGACTTTGGCAAGATCAAAGTACAGAAATTAGATGATTTTTATACAGCAGGAACAAGTTATGATATAAGCGAATATGTAGATACAAATACAGGTCAAGTAAATGTAGCTTTGCCATATAGAGAAATAGAGTTTGCTTACGAGGGAACAGGAACATTATTAGCTTTACAATATGAACAACTACAAGGTAAACGCTGGGGAGCTGAACAGTTTACAGGTAATGCAACAATAGGTAATAATTTTGATGCTCCTAATCCTGTTTACAAAGTAACACTACCTTTTGAACACTTACAATACGAAAGATTAGTAGATGCTGACACTACACTATCTGCACCAAACAATGAGACAACGATACAATGGGGATATTTTGTAGATGACAACCTTGAAGCGTTTTTTGGTAAACCATTAATTTTTTATCCTATTAGACAAACTGGTTCTGGAACAACACCAATATCATTTCAAGATGACTTATCAGGTACTCATTCAAAATTAACTTCTTATTATGTTCCAAGCAATAGTTTAAGTTTAAGTTCTTCAACAAGTACAAAAAACATAAACTTTTATTTAGAAATTAATGAATATAGTTTAGAAACAGATTTTACAGGAACATTATTTCAAGAAAACTATTTGACATACATACAAGACATATTTAATAGTAAAAGAAGATTAACAAAATTAAAAGCCTATTTACCATTAAAGATTATTTATAAGTTAAATATGAATGATAGGGTAGTTATTAATAATCAGAGTTATAACATAAACAATATGACTACTAATTTAATAACAGGAGAAAGTTCAATGGAATTATTAAATGAATTATGATAAAAAATATATTAGAGTTATTAAAGATCGTAGACGGAGAAACAGAAACAATTAGAATTGCACAAGGCAAATATAAATTAGCTGAAACCTTTAAAGAAGGATTTAAACAAATTAAAAAAGAAATAAAATGGCAGAAGTAATACAAGTCCAATTAGATGTGCAAACTAAAAAAGCACAAAAAGAAGTAGAAGGTTTATCTAATGAAATAAAAACTTTAAACACTACAGTTAAAGATGGAAATACCGATACTAAAGACGGTATGAAAGGTGTTGAAAAAGCAACAAAAAAAACAACAGATCGAGTTCTTAAACTAGGTACTGCATTAAAATCTTTAGGTATTGGTCTTGCTATTGCAGCTTTTGCTAAACTTGTGCAGGTATTTAACGAAAATCAAAAAGTAATAGATACATTCAATGTAGTTTTTGAAACTATGTCTTTAATGTTTAATGATTTTTTCAATTTTATTGGGGACAACATAGGAAATGTTAAAGAATATTTTAGAGCATCTTTTGAAGACCCAATACAAAATATGAAAGACTTTGGAAATGCTTTAGTAAAAAATGTTGTCGAAAGAATTGTATCTATGTTAGATATGGTTCGATTATTAGGAACATCTATTGGTAAAGTTTTTAGTGGAGATTTTAAAGGGGCTTTAGAAGATTTAGATCAAGCAGGCAAAGAATTTGTTGATGTTTTGACAGGAGTTGATAATACTGTAGATAAAGTAGGAGAAGGCGTACATACTTTAATACAAGCTACTACAGAATATGTAAAAGAAAATGTCAAAGCTGCACAAACACTTGTTACATTAAATAAAAATGCAGAAATAGCAAGAGTTATAAATCAAGGATTACTTGAAGATTATGACAGACAAGCAGAAAAACAAAGACAATTAAGAGATAATGAATTTAATACTATTGAAGAAAGAATTATAGCTAATAATAAACTAAAAGAGGTATTAGAAGAACAAGCTAAAACAATGCAAGAAAATGCAGATACTGTACTAGCTGCTGCTCAAGCACAATATCAAAAAAATCAAAGTGATGCTAATTTTATTGCTTTACAAGAAGCTAAAAATGAAAAACTTGCAATAGAAGCACAAATAACTGGATTTATGTCAGAACAAGATGTAAATGCTAATGCTTTGAAAAAAGAAAAATTAGAATTAGAACAATCTATTACAGATGCTTCTGCAGAAAGACAAAAAGCAGAAAGAGATTTTAATGCTGAAATGATGGAGAATGATGTGTTAAGATTACAAGCACAACAATCTAATGCAATTATAGAAAAAGAACTAGAAGAAAAAAGATTAAAAGAAAAAAGAGATTCATATCAAGCAGGTACTCAAGCATTTCAAGATGCTCAAAATGAATTAGATGCTTATTCAGAAGAAAGCGCAAGAAATCAAGTTAAAATACAAAAAGATTTAGATAAAGCTAAAGAAGCACAAATGACTGAAACTTTAGGAAATCTTGCAACTATTGTAGGTAAAAACTCAAAGTTTGGTAAAGCTATAGCAATAGTACAAGCTATTAGAGATACTTATGCAGGTGCTACAAAGGCATTAGCTCAAGGAGGTATATTTGGATTTATTGGTGCAGCAGCAGTTACTGCAGCAGGTATTGCAAACATAAAAACAATAACATCAACACCAGACCCAACACCTCCAGCAGGAGCATCAGTAGGTGGTGGTTCTCCTGTTCCTCCAACACCAGCAACACCTCCTGCATTTAATGTAGTAGGTCAAGGAGCAACAAGTCAGTTAGCAGATGCATTAGGAACACAAGCACAAGAACCAGTCAGAGCATACGTTGTAAGTAATGATGTAACGACTGCACAAGGGCTTGAAAGAAATATTGTAGAAGGAGCAACAATATAAATGCAAAATTTTTAATTAATAACGTTATATAAAATATGAAGATAGTCGAATTAATACTTGACGAAAATCAAGAAGAATCTGGTATTGAAGCAATATCCATAGTTGAAAGTCCTGCCATTGAAGAAGATTTTATTGCTTTAAAAAGTAATGAAATTAAACTTGCAGAAATAGATAAAGAAAAAAAGATATTAATGGGAGCTTTGTTAATACCAAACAAGCCTATATATCGAAATAATGGAGAA